CACCACCCCCCCTTTATCCCCCCTCCCACCCCCGGCGGGCGATGCGCTGGATCGGGTTCGGTCGCTGGTCTGGGCCAAGTCCGGTATCGGCGCCGAGGCCATCCAGACCAAGCTGGTGGCGATGGACAGCAACGGGATTCGGCAGGTTCGTGGCTGGTTCGCCCTGGGCCTGACCGAAGATCGCATCGTCGCCACCATCAACCGGGTGTTCGCCGAGGCGGCCGAACCAATCCGCCGTCCCTGGCCTTACCTGGACGCCGTGATGAAGGCGGAAGCGCCGAAGCCGGCGGATGCGTCGGAAGGCTCTGCAAGTGGGTTCGTGTCCACGTCAGTGGATTGGCGGAAGCGCCTGTCGGACTTCGTCAGGTGCGGGTTCTGGACGGACGGCTGGGGAGAGAAGCCCGGCAATTCCCGCTGTGAGGCACCGGCCGATTTGCTGGCCGAATTCGGGTTCGGGGGGTGACCATGCGCGACATCGACATCGAAAATCTGCTGGTCTGGGCATACCAGGACCAGTGCGTGGACAAGGCAGCCACCGGCGGCTGGTCGCTGGCTGGCGCCATGGACAGCTGCCGTCGCCTGGAACTGGCCATGACCGATGCCAGCGTGAACGTCGGCCACGACTGCCACGCCGACGCCGAGGCGGTCCACTTCGCCGTCCAGGGCCTGTCAAAGGTCCAGCAGGCGCTGGTCATCGGCAACGCCAAGAACGGCACCCGCCCCGACGGCATGCTGGGCGCGCGGTTCGTCGTGGCGGCGCTGGTGACATCCAACGGCAACCCCAAGCGCATCTATGCAGCAGATCGGAAGACGACGGTGGGCCATGAAGTCGCGCCGGCCATTGAACTGCCGGATGGCGCCGTCTTCTATGCCCCTTCCGGTCGGCCTGCGCTGAAGTGGTTCGATGACGTCGTCGGCTTCCACCGGGCGCAGTACAGCGCATGGATGGAGGCGATGACCGCCCTGGTGCAGTATCTGAACGGCGGCGCGTGGCTGTCCGACTTCAACGTCACCGGCCCGGCCGCCTGTCCATGCCCTTGGGAAGAGGGCTCTACCACCATCGGCGAAAAAGCCGCTTGACCGGCGCCTTTCGGAAAGGTATTGACTGAACCTTAGAAGGCTTGAATTGTGCCCGCACGGTTAACCCCGTCGCGGGCGCTGCCGTTTCTGGACACTCCATCATGCCCTGGGCTCCCAAGAAACCGTGCGGTTGGCGCGGCTGCGGTCGGCTGACCGATGGCCGCTTCTGCCCCACCCATCAGGCCCAGCACGACCAGCACATGCGCGAGCGCAAGAAAGAGGCTGACCAGCAACGCGGGTCGGCTGCATCGCGCGGCTATGGTCGGGCATGGCAGAAGGCCCGCGCTTCGTTCCTGCGCGAGCATCCCTTGTGCGAGTGCCCAGACTGTCAGGCCGGCGCCTTGCGCGTCACGCCTGCCACGGTGGTGGACCATATCATCCCGCATCGTGGCGACCAGAAATTGTTCTGGGCCAGCAGCAACTGGCAGGCCATGTCGGCGGAATGCCACAACAGGAAGACGGCACGCGAAGACGGCGCCCTGGGCAACCCCATCGCCCGCCGCCCCGCCCGGTCGGCCTGACCGCCGCCCGCCCGCCCCGTCCCCCGACGACAGGGGGGAGGGGGGGTTAAATCTCTACAGCCCTCGCGGCCGTAGACCGTGCACCCCAGTCTTGCTCGCGCGTGGACGAAATTTCGGAAATTATTTTTTCGGCACAAGGGTTTATGGAATGGGACGACAGACCAAACCCGCCGCCGAGAAGAAGTTATGCGGTAGCCGCGTGCGGAAGAAACCGGCCGCCAAGGTGGCCGAAAAGTCCGACGCAGCGTCGGACAGCGTGTCCGACATCCCGCTGCCGCCCACCTGGCTGACAGACGACATCGCGAAGGCCGAATGGGTCAGGCTGGTTCCGCATCTGATGAAGATGCGGGTGCTGACCGATCTGGACATCTTCAATCTGGCCATGCTGTGCCAGGCCACGGCGAACTACGTGAAGGCGCAGCAGGTCATCGCGACCAAGGGGGCGACCTACACCACCAGCAGCAAGCACGGGGAAATGGACCGTGTGAGGCCGGAAGTGAAGATCGCCGCCGAGGCGGAAAAGACCATCCTTCGCATCACTAAGGAATATGGAACGGCCCCGCTGTCGCGGGCCCGCATGGCGACAGCCCACGCCAACAACGGCGTGCAGCTGCCCCTGCCCGGCTTCGACACGGCGGCGCCCAACCCATCGGCAAAGCCCAATGACCAGCAGCACCGCCCAGGCGCCGCGCCGGCCGCGCCGCAAGCCGACAGCTTCTTCGGATACGGCGGCACCGGCCAAGTCCACTAGCCGCGCCGAGGCCTACGCTCGCGCGGTGGTAGCCGGCGACATCGTCGCCTGCAAGTGGGTCAAGCTGGCGTGCGAACGCCACCTGCGCGACATCGCCACTGGCCATGAACGCGGCCTGTGGTTCGACCACGACGCCGAAGCCAGGGTCTACGCCTTCTTCGAACAGTACCTGCGCCACTCCAAGGGCGAATTCGCAAAGAAGCCGTTCGTCCTGCAGGAATGGCAGGCTTTCGTCGTCGGGTCGGTGTTCGGCTGGAAGCGGACGGACGGAACCCGCAGGTTCCGCACCGCCTACGACGAAGAGCCCCGCAAGAACGGCAAGTCCACGCGCCTGGCCGGCATTGGCCTTTACATGACCCTGGCCGACGGCGAACACGGCGCCGAGGTCTACAGCGCGGCGACGAAGAAGGACCAGGCGAAGATCGTCTGGGGCGAAGCCAAGAACATGGTTCTGGCCAGCCCGGAACTGCGGTCCCGCACTCGCGTCTTCGCCGCCAACATGAACGTGCCGGCGCTGGGGGCGAAATTCGAACCCCTGGGCGCCGACAGCGATTCGCTGGACGGCCTGAACATCAGCTGCGCCATCGTTGATGAACTGCACGCCCACAAGTCGCGCGACCTGTGGGACGTGCTGGAAACCGCCACCGGCGCCCGCAGCCAGCCGCTGATCTACGCCATCACCACGGCGGGCCGGAACAAGCATTCGGTCTGCTGGGAACTGCGCGACTACGCCTGCAAGGTGCTGGAAGGCATCGTCCAGGACGACAGCTTCTTCGCCATCATCTTCACCATTGATGAAGGCGACGACTGGACCGACCCGGCGGTGTGGCCCAAGGCGAACCCCGGCCTGAACGTGTCAGTGAAGATTGACGACCTGCAGCGCAAGGTCGAGAAGGCCCGACACCTGCCGGCGGCGCAGAATGCCTTCAAGCGCCTGCACCTGAACGTCTGGACCGAGGGCGCCGGGTCCTGGCTGGACATCGAGGCATGGGACGAAAACGGGCACGAGGTTGACCCCGACGAACTGGTGGGGCGCGAGTGCTACGGCGGCCTGGACCTGTCCACCACCACCGACATCACGGCCTTCGTCAAGGTGTTCCCGCCGGTCGATGAAGGCGAGCCATGGAAGGTGCTGGCGCGGTTTTGGGTGCCGTTGGAAAACATCGCCAAGCGGGCGAAGACCGACCGCGTCCCCTACGACGTCTGGCGCGACCAAGGCTACATCGAGGCCACCCCCGGCAACGTCGTGGATTACCGCGCGATCGAAGCCGGGATCATCGCGGACGCCGAGACTTTCGACCTGCGCGAGGTCGCCTATGACCGCTTCAATTCGTCCCAGCTGGTGACCGAATTGATGGAAGAGGGCGTGGTCATGGTCCCGTTTGGCCAGGGCTTCGTCAGCATGGCGGCGCCCACGCGGGAACTAGAAAAGCTGGTCATCGCCTGCCTGCTGGCCCATGGCGGCAACCCTGTGTTGCGGTGGATGGCCAGCAACGTGGTGGTGGTCGAAGACCCGGCCGGAAACATGAAGCCGGCCAAGAACAAGTCTTCCGAGAAAATCGACGGCATCGTCGCCCTGATCATGGCCATAGGCCGCGCTATCGCGCCCAGGGAAGATGAAGACGACGACGGAGACATGGACGAATACTTCGCAAGGCTGGCAGGTGAACCGTGAAACTATTCAGGAAAGCGGTCGGCTTCATCGCGCGGGCCTTGTCTCTGACGTCGCCTGATGGTTGGCGTTCCGGCTCCGCAGACAGCCACGCCGGTGAGTTCGTCACCGAAGGGACGGCGCTAGCGCTATCTGCCGTCTGGGCCTGCTGCAATCTGCTGGCAGGGACTATCGCGTCGCTGCCGTTGACGGTGTACCGCATCGACAAGAGCGGAAAGCGGGTCATCGCCAAGGATCACCCGCTTTACCGTATCTTGCACGACAGTCCGAACGCAGATCAAACGGCGCTGGACTTTTGGGAGTTCTCGTCCCTTGGTCTGGAATTGCGGGGCAACGCCTTTGCCAGAAAGAACATCGTCGCCGGACGGTTGGTTGGTCTGACGCCGATCAACCCCGCGCTGGTGCTGGTGGACAGGTTGCCCAGCGGGAAGCTGCGCTATCGCTGGTCTGACGACGGTAAGTCATTCGAAGTAACCGAAGAGGAAATGTTCCACGTTCGCGGCTTCGGCGGGTCGCCTCTTGGCGGTCTTTCTACCCTGTCGTTCGCCCGACACGCCTTCGGCCTGGCTACGGCAGTTGACCGCGCTGCTGGTGCCACGTTCGCAAACGGCTTGCGTCCGTCCGGCACGTTGACCTTCGAAAAATTCCTGACCGACGAACAGCGGCGCATCGCGGAAGAGAAGCTTGCGGCTAAGTTTGGTGGAGCCATCAATACTGGCCGCCCGATGATCCTGGAAGGCGGGGTCAAGTGGGAACAGATCACCATCAATCCTGAAGACGCGCAGATGCTTCAGTCGCGCGCATTTTCGGTTGAAGAGGTCTGCCGCTTCTTTGGCGTACCGCCGTTCATGGTAGGGCACACCGAAAAGACGACGTCCTGGGGTTCTGGTCTGGAACAGCAAATTCTGGGGTTCCAGAAGTTCACCCTTCGCCGCCGGCTGAAGCGCATTGAACAGGCCATCGAAAAGCAGCTGCTGACGCCGCAGGACAGGGCGGCCGGTGTGACGGTCGAATTCAACCTGGAAGGCCTGTTGCGCGGCGACACGGCGGCGCGGTCGGCGTTCTACACGGCCATGCTGAATGCTGGTGTGATGACCATCAATGAAGTTCGCGCCCTTGAGAACCTTCCGCCTGTTCCCGGCGGCGACGTTCCCAGGACGCAGATGCAAAACGTCCCATTGACGGCGGCCGGCATCGGCCACAACGGCGGCCCGCCACTGGAGAACTGAAGCCATGAAGACGCTTGATTTTTCCCTTGAAACCAAGGCACTTGGCGACGAAGGCGAGTTCGAGGGATACGCATCCACCTTCGGCAATGTTGACCAGGGCGGTGACGTGGTCGAGCCCGGAGCCTTCATGGAAGGTCTGGTCAAAGCGAAGTCCGACGGCCGCGCCATCCCCATGCTGTGGCAGCACGATCAGCGCGAGCCCATCGGCATTTGGACCGACATCGCTGAAGACACCAAGGGCCTGTATGTGAAGGGACGCCTGCTGATCGATGCCGACCCGCTGGCAAAGCGGGCGCACGGTCTATTGAAGGCCAAAGCTCTTGGCGGCATGTCCATCGGCTATCGCGTTCCGGCCGGCGGCATGCAGGAAGACGAAAAGCGCCGTGGCGTCTATCGGCTGAAGAAAATCGACCTGCGCGAAATCTCGCTGGTCACCATGCCGATGAACATTCAGGCGCGGGTCACTTCCGTCAAATCGATCCTGGATGCCGGCTTGGTGCCGACCGTCCGTGAATTCGAAGAACACCTGCGGGAGGCAGGTTTTTCGAAAAGCCTTGCGACGGCTATTGCCGGCAAGGCGGCGCCGCTTCTTCGGGGGGAGCCCGAGGCAAAGGCCGATGATCCCACCGCCTTCCTTCAGGAACTTCTGAAGTAGGCAAGACGTCACATCACAAGGATTAGTCCGATGAATAAGTCCCGTCTGATGGGCGGCGGCATCGCCTGGATTGCCGCCGCTGGCTTCGGCCCCCGCATCTGCTTCGACCTGGCCGACGAGGGCCGTGGTGGTGGCGGTGGTGGTGGCAACAAGTCCGCTGCCGAATTGGCCGCCGAGGTCAAGGCGTCGTTCAATAAGGCCCTGGACGAAACCAAGTCCATCGCCGAGAAGGCCCTGTCGGAGGCAAAGGAAACCGGCAAGGTCGCCAATTCCACCAAGGAAAAGGCCGACGAAGCCCTGCTGAAGATGAACGGCCTGCAGGAACAGCTGTCCGGCATCGAACAGCAGATCGCCCGCCTGGGCACCGGCGGCGGCGACCAGGAAGCGAAGTCGCTGGGTCAGCAGTTCGTCACCGACGAACGGGTTAAGAGCTTCCTGTCCACCGACGGCAAGCGCGGCAAGGTGGACATGGTGGTCAAATCGACCATCACGTCGGCCACCACCGACACGGCGGGCGCCGCCGGTGACCTGGTCGCTCCGACCCGCCTTCAGGGCATCGTCGCCCAGCCCGACCGTCGGATGACCGTGCGCGACCTGATCACGCCCGGTCGCATGGACGGCAATACGCTGGAATACGTCAAGGAAACCGGCTTCACCAACAATGCCGGCATGGTCGCCGAGGGCGCGGCGAAGCCGCAGTCCGACATCAAGTTCGACCTGGTCAGCACCACGGCCAAGGTGGTGGCACACTACGCCAAGGCCTCGCGCCAGATTCTGGACGATGCGTCGCAGCTGGCGTCCTACATCGACGGGCGTCTGCGCTATGGCCTCGCCTACAAGGAAGAACTGCAGCTGCTGAACGGCGATGGCACCGGCCAGAACCTGCTGGGCATCGTTCCGCAGGCGACGGCCTATTCCGCTCCCATCGCCCTGTCCAGCCCGACCAGCATCGACATCATGCGTCTGGCGATGCTGCAGGCGGCCCTGGCCGAATATCCGGCGACCGGCCACGTCCTGAACCCCATCGACTGGACGTGGATCGAAACGCTGAAGGATGGCGAGGGCCGCTACATCATCGGCAACCCGCAGGGCAGCGTCACGCCCACCCTGTGGAACCTGCCGGTGGTCACCACCCAGGCCATGACGGTGGACAAGTTCCTGACCGGTGCTTTCCGTCTGGGCGCCCAGGTGTTCGACCGGTGGCTGGCTCGCGTCGAGATCGCCACCGAGAACGAGGACGACTTCATCAAGAACCTGGTGACCATGCTGTGCGAAGAGCGCCTGGCCCTGGCCGTGTACCGGCCGGAATCCTTCATCTACGGTGACTTCGGCCGCGTGGCTTAAGGAACGCTGGGCGGCTTCGGCCGCCCAGTAACCCACTGACGTGGAGGATGCCATGGCCGGCAAGGTCAAATATGTGGTTCTGCGCGAAATGGAGGGGGACCGCTTCTATCGCGCCGGTGAAATCCGCGAAATGGCGGAAGCCGATGCCGTCCATCTGGTGCGCCTTGGCGTGCTGAGGATGGTTGATGGCAAGGCCGAATCTGCGACCGCCAACAAGTCCGAGCCCGCCCCGTCGAACAAGGGTGGTCGGAGGTCCGGGACCAAGGACGGCGGCGAACAGCCGGCCTAGTCGCTTTCGTTTTCCTCCCTGACCTAGGGCCGCCCGTCATTGCGATGGGCGGCCCTTTCTTTTCAGCGAGCCCCGTCCCCATGCACATGGAACTGAAGACCCCGCCCGCCGACCACCCGGTGACGCTGGACGACGCCAAGTCCCATCTGCGCGTGGATGGCGCCGATGAAGACGCCTACATCGCGGGCCTGATCGCCAAGGCGACGCGGGCGGCGGAACTGCACTGCGACCGCGCCTTCGTTGCCCAGACCTGGGTGATGGCGTTGGACGCTTTCCCGGCCGGCGGCAAGATGATCGCTCTGCCGATGCCGCCGCTGATGTCGGTCAAAGCGGTGACCTACATCGACGCCGACGGCGCCGAACAGATTCTGGCGCCGTCCGACTATCAGGTATCCAAGCGCAGCCCGGCGGTTATCGCCCCGGCGCCGGGCAAGACGTGGCCGTCCACCCAGGCTGGCCGCCTGGATGCGGTCGGCGTCGAAATCGAAATCGGCTATGGCGCCCCCGCCGCCGTTCCGGCGCCGATACACCACGCCATCCTGTTGCTGGTGGCGCACTGGTACGAGATTCGCGAACCGGTGACCGTCGGCAGCATGGTCAACCCCATGCCGTTCACGGTGGACGCCCTGCTGGCGCCGTACCGGGTTTGGAGCCTGGCCTGATGCGCGCCCCCACCATCGGCGACCTGTCGTCGCGCGTCACCATCAAGCGCTGGCAGGACGTGCCGGTGGATGGCGACGACGCAGAATCCACCTATGCGCCCGTCGCCACGGTGTGGGCCAAGGTCGAAGCCGTCGGCGGCGCCATCTACTTGGGCAGCATGCAGGTGGGCAACACCATCACCCATCGCATCATCATCCGCCGCCGGCAGGACGTCACCGCCGACCATGTCATCGAGGGCGACGGGCGTCGTTATCGCGTGCGTCGGTCCACCGATCTGGACGGCCGTTTCATCGTGCTGGAATGCGAAGAGGAAGGGGAAGCCTGATGCGCATGCCGGATGGACGCGCCGCCATCGCCGAGGTGGTCGGCCGGGTTCCCTATGAAATCCATGCCGCGTCCTTTGGACATTCGCGCATAGACTTCAACCGCTCGCTGGTGCGACGCGAGATTCGCCGCATCGGCCAGCTGGTCGCCAAGGACACCAAGCGCCTGGTGGGAAAGCGCCGGGGGGGACAGTCGTCCACCTACCCCGGACGGCGCACCGGCGCACTGTATCGGGCCATCAAGGCGAAGGCATCGAAGTCTGGCTTTTCGGTCGCCATTGCCCCGTTCCGCACGTCCGATCTGATGCGCAAGGGGCCGTCGGCCTATTACCCCGGCTTCCTGCTGTACGGCGCCGAGCGCGGAAAACGCGGCGGCACCCTGCACCCCCGCGAAAACTACGTCGAGGCCGCTGCGCTGCGCCACCAGGGCGCCGCTCGCGACCGCCTGGGCGCCGTTCTGAATGCGGCGCTGGTCCCGAGGGAATAACCGTCATGCTGGACGAAATTATCGCGGCCCTGCGCGAGCGCTGCCCAAGCTTCAACAGGCGGGTGGCTGGCACCGCCGAATTCAATGCCCTGCCCGACAACGGCAAGATGGACCTTCCGGCCGCCTATGTGCTGCCGCTGGACGACAAGCCCAACGACGCGGTCACCAGCAACGGCTATCGCCAGAACCTGCGCGACAGCTTCGGGATCGTGGTCGCGCTGGACAACACCGGCGACCATCGCGGCAGCAAGGCGTCGCGCGACGCCGTCCGCGTCATCCGTCCGGAACTGTTCCGGGCCCTGCTGGGATGGGAGCCCGACGACGATCACGGCCCCATCACCTACGAAGGCGGCCAGCTGCAGGACATGAACCGTTCTGTTCTCTGGTATCGCTTCGAATTCGGGGCCGAAACCGTCATCGAACAGGGCGACACGTATTCCGGCAAGGTCGTGGAAGACGCCCCTGCCATGGAAACCGTCACCGTCACCTTCGGCATTGTTGACCACCAGGACGAAGCCATGGGCCCGGTCAACGCCGACGGACAGCCGGTGCCGGGCGTCAGCATCAACATCCCGCAATCTGGCCCGTAATAGGGGAGTTCAACAATGTTCGTGAAGCCTGTGACCGGGCGGCTGGTGCCGGACCCGGAACGGGGCGGCGATTTGCCGCCCGATGGGGCGAATGTCCCCGACAACCAGTATTGGCTGCGCCGCCTGAACGATGGCGACGTGGTCGAAGTCAAGCCGGATGCCGGCAAGGCCAAGGGGAAGTAAGCCATGTCCATCAGCTTCAACGTCATTCCCAGCAACATCCTGGTGCCCCTGTTCTACGCCGAACTGGACACCAGCCAGATGACCACCGTCCCGACCGCCGCCCCGGCGCTGCTGATCGGCCAGAAGCTGGCCGCCGGCACCGCCGCCGTCGGTGTTCCGGTCATCGTCTCCGGTGTGGACATGGCCCGTGGCCTGTTCGGCACCGGTTCCATGCTGGCCCGCATGGTGGAGGCCTACCGCGCCAACGACGTGTTCGGCGAAATCTGGTGCCTGCCCGTCGCCGACCCGGCCGCCGGTGTCGCCGCCGTCGGTTCCATCAAGTTCACGGCGGCGCCGACCGAGGCCGGAACCTATACCCGCTGGATCGGTGGTCAGCGTCCCCAGATGGCGCTTGCGGCCGGTGACACCCCTGCGGCCATGGCCACGGCCTGGGCGGCGACGATCAACGCCATGACCAGCCTGCCGGTGACGGCGGCGGTGGATGGCGAGGATGCGACCAAGGTCAACCTGACCTGCCGCTGGAAGGGCGCGTCCGGCAACGACATCACCATCATCCCCAATTATGCCGGGGCGCTGGGTGGCGAGAAGGACCCGGCGGGCCTGACCGACGTCATCACCGCTATGGCCGGCGGCACCGGCGTCCCCGATCTGTCGGTGGTCGTCACCGCCATGGGTGACGACCCGTATGACCACATCGTCTGCCCGTACAGCGACACGGTCAGCCTGGACGTGCTGAAGCTGGAACTGAACGATTTTTCCGGCCGCTGGTCCTACGCCAAGCAGCTGTTCGGCCATGTGTGGTCCATCCGCCGCGACACCTTCGCCGGCCATATCGCGTTCCTGGATGCCCGCAATGTCCCGCACGAATCGGTGTGGGTCATCGAGCCCGACAACCCCCGCACCATGTGGGAAAAGATCGCCGAATGGTCGGCGCAGAACGCCATGGCGCTGAACAGCGAGCCTGAACGGCCGACCCAGACCCTGCCGCTGCTGGCCGACCTGCCCCCGCCCAAGGGCAAGCGGTTCGGCCTGTCGGAACGGCAGTCGCTGCTGAAGCGTGGCGGTGCCACCGCCGTGGTGCAGAACGGTCAGGTTCAGGTGGAGCGGGCCCGCACCACCTACAAGCGCAACGCTTATGGCGATGCCGACGATAGCCTGTCCGACGCCGAGGAACTGTTCCTGGCGGCGTACAACCTGCGCTTCCTGCGGTCGCGCATCACCCAGAAGTTCGGCCGCCACGCGCTGGCCGATGACGGCACCAAGTTCGGCACCGGCAAGAAAGTGGCGACGCCCAAGGTTCTCAAGGCCGAACTGACCGCCGCCGCCCGCGCCCTGGAAAAGGACGCGAAGCTGGAGAACGCCGACCTGATCGCGAAGTACATGGTGGTGGAGCGCGACCCCAACAACCGCAAGGCGGTGCGCGTCCTGTTCCCCGCCGACCAGATGGACCAGCTGCGGACGCTGGGCCTGGTGTATCAGCTGCGCAGCTTCTACCAGGAAGCCGCCTAACCGGAGGGAAGGAAGATGGGAAAGCCCGTTGGCGGCACCTGCTATTTCAAGGTCGATGGCGAACAGCTGGAACTGGCCAGCGACGATGTCACCTGCAAGAATTTCCAGGGGTTCACCCGTGAATCCAAGGCCGCCGGCCTGTTCCTGGAAAAGGACGTCATCCCCGAAGTCAAGGGCACCTTCCTGGTGCCCAAGGGCTTCCCCCGCGACAAGCTGCTGAAGGGCACCGACATGACGCTGACGGTCGAATTCAAGACCGGCGAAGTCGGCGTCCTGTCGGGCGCCTATGTGGTGGACGACGTCGAACACAACGTCGGCACCGGCGAACTGCCGCTGACCTTCAACGGCGAAAAAGGGGAGTACCAGTGATGGACGGCAGCGTCACCATCAAGCTGAAGAAGCCGCTGAAGGCCCACGGCCAGCCGGTCGAGGAAATCACCCTGCGCGAGCCCACGGCCGAAGACATCACCGTCTGCGGCTATCCGCTGACCATCGGCGATGGCGTCGCCACGCCGGTGGCCGGGGCGATTTCCAAGTACATCGCCCGCCTGGCCGACCTGCCGCCGTCGTCCATCAAGCCCATGTCGGTCGACGACTACAACGCCTGCATGGGCGCGGTGCTGGGTTTTTTCGGGAACTCGGGGGAGGACGAGAAGACTCCCGACTGATCGAACGCCTGTTCAATCTCGGGGCCTTCTGGGGGTGGGTTGCCATTGCACGGCAACCCATTTCCACCATCCCCCTGTGGGAGGCGCAGACAGAGCGCGTCCACAAGGAAACGAAGGCGGCACAGGCTGGCGGCTAGTCTTTCTTCAGCCGCACGCCTGCGCCGCCGCCGTTTTCGGGGATGAACTGGACGCCGGCGTCTTCCAGGGCGCGCTGGATGGCGGATAGGTTGTTCGTCATCGGCACCCGCTTCCCGCCCTCGAAATCGCGAATCGTGCTCAGGCTGACGCTGGCGCTGGTCGCAAGGGTTTGTTGCGACCAGTCGATCAGTGCGCGGGCGGCGCGGCTTTGTGCTGGCGTAATCATGGGCGCATCGTGCCATCGGGTAGTGGCGAGGTCAACAAAAAGCATTGACCTAACCATTTTCAGTGCAATATGTTTACGTCACCAAAAAGCACTGACACGAGGTTGTCATGGGACAGATTTCAAGGCGCGCGGTTCTGATGGGCGTTGTTGCTGCGGCGGCCACCCTTCCCGCTCTGACCGCCCCGGCGCCGGAAGCCGCCGTGGTGCTGGCCCGACGCTGGCTGGATTTGAATGTCGCGGGCGGTACCGGTCTGTCGGATGCGGAAGTGGACGACATCGCCGACCGCCAGGAAGCGATTTTGCACGACCTGATGGCGGTGTCGGCGGAAGGCGCCGCCGGTCTGTACGCCAAATTGCAGGTGCTGGCGGCGCTGATCGTCGTGGATGAACAAACCAATGATGGCCAGTTGCTGCGCAACCTGCTGGCCGATGCTGGCCGTCTGGCCGCGAAGTAGCCGAGGGCGCCATGGGACATCAGAACAAAGAGGTTCAGGCGCGGTGGGATAGGATTCTCGCCCGCGCCCGGCAGGAAGACCCGGTAGCGGCCCGCTACCTCCCGTTCATCATGCATCTGCTTTCCAACGTCACGGTGGTGACCGACCATGAGTAACGTCATTCCGTTCGATTTCGAAGGCAACGCCGTCCGTGTCATTGACCGCGCCGGGGAGCCGTGGTTTGTGGCCGCTGACGTCTGCCGCGTGCTGGATATCGTGAACGTCACCCAGGCGGTAGGTCGCCTTGACGACGACGAAGTTACCCTATGTCCGATAGAGGGTAGCCACCGCCCCACCAACCTGATCAACGAAAGCGGCCTGTATGCGCTGATCGTGCGGTCGGACAAGCCCAATGCCCGCCCGTTCCGCAAGTGGGTGACGGCGGAAGTGCTGCCCAGTATCCGCCGCACCGGGCGCTATGAATTGCCGTCGCACGGCGACATGCCGCAGGCGGCCATGGCGGCGGCACAGCGGCCCACCTCGCGCGATGTTAATGCCTTCGCCGGTCTGGTGCGCGAGGTCCGGCGCTGCACCAGCCGTGAGGTCGCGGTGCACGTCTATGTCCAGACCCCGCTGCACGCCGCCTTCCCCCTGCCCGATACCATTCCGTCGCCGCGTGCCGAACTGGATGTGCCGACCGCCTATGACGGCCCGGCTTGCCTGTCCTGGCTGATGTCGGCGCGGGTGTCGCGGTCAGACCTGACCGTCGCCGATCTGGCCCGCGTCGCCCGCGCCGACCGCCAGACCCGCACCATGCTGGGCCATGCCGGTGTGCTGGTGCGCCCCGACAATTGGGGCGGCGACTGGATCGCCATCGCCGCCACCCACCCGCGTCTCCAGCGCGCTTTCGCGGGTAGCCCGTGGTCGGCTGGCTGGGATGCCGCCCTGCTGACCATCCCCGGCGCCCGCCCGGCCCCCGACCTGATTGCGTTCTCTGATCGGGCGCGCCGGGCGGTGCTGGTGCCGTGGGGTGCGGCTGATTGTGTGGCGACGTAGTCCTATTCTAGGGCAGGGTCGTCACGCTTGACGTACCAGTCACCGTCTACGATTGCCGCGCGTGATTTTGGCTCAATCTTTCCATTTGTCATGCGGACCATGACGGTTCTCCCGTCAAGCGCGACGACCTTTCCGACGGGCATTTTCTTGGGGCCGAAGAACAGTTCAACATTGGGCCAGAGTGACCCAGCCGCAGGAAGCCACTTCCTGTCTTCTGCCTCCTTTTCCGCTATTTGCCGTTGCTCGGCTTTCTCGGCATCGCTCGGTTCTATCCATGCGATGATGGTGGCGTTTGCTATGTCGTGAGCATAGCCGCTCTGAGATTTCAGGGCCGCTTTCACTATGGCCTTTCTGTTTTTGTATGTACTGATGTCCCCTTCCCAGACGAAATCCTTTTCAAGTTTCACATCAAATTTTCTTGTATCTCGGTGGATGCCTACTCGGACTTCTACGTCCCTGACGCCTTCCACGTCATTTATGAAAACTGGCCATACCACCAGCTTCCCCTTACACCTTTGATTGAATATATCCTCGGGAACCTTTGCGCACAGGGTTTCATAGTCCTGTGTGGATATTTGCGACATGGCAAGCCATTCCTCTACGGATTTTGGCTTGCTCTCTTCCTTGCAGCCAAGCAAGGCGGCGCAAGAGATTGCCGCCGTAATCATAGCCTTCCACATACCCCCGCTCCTTGATGCAATGCGTCTGACCATGGTCGCACGCAATTACTAAGGGTGTCCACATGGCGCAGAGTTTCAATCTGAAGGCCGTCATTTCTGCCGTTGACCGCGTCACCGGCCCCATGAAGTCCATCAACAACGCCCTGCGCTCCCCCATCAAGGCGGTGCGCGATGTCGCCTCTGCCGCCCGTAATGCTGGTGGCGCCATCAGCGGAAGTCTTGCCCCCTTGGCCGCCGTCACTGGTGGTGTCGGCCTCGGCGGGCTGGCGTTGGGGTTGGGAAAAATGGTCAGCGTCAATGCGCAATTCGAGGATTTCCAGGCCACCCTGGAAACCATTGAAGGGTCCGTTGACAAGGCCCGGCAAAGCATGGGCTGGGTCACTGAGTTCGCCGCGACCACCCCCTACGGGATGGGGGAGGTCACCGACGCCTTCGTGCGTTTGAAATCCTATGGCATCGACCCGCAATCGGGCGCGCTGAAGGCAGCGGGCGACGCGGCGTCGGCCATGGGCAAGGATTTCGGGCAGGCCGTGGAAGCTTTGGCTGACGCCATGACCGGAGAGAACGAACGCCTGAAGGAATTCGGCATCACCGCCGACACCATCGGGAGCCAGATCGTCTACCGCTGGCGCGAGAACGGCAAGGCCATGTACGCGAACGTCAAAAAGGGTGACACGGCGGCCATGCTTGGGGCCATTGAGGGCATCTGGAAGCGACGGTTCGACGGCGCCATGGAACGCCGGTCCAAGACCTGGAACGGCATGTGGTCGAACATGGGTGACATCGTTTCCATGTTCATGACATCCGTGGGCAATGCTGGCATCTTTGATCTGCTGAAGGACGAACTAAAGGGGCTGCTGGATATGTTCCAGCAGTGGCAAAAGAACGGCACCATCAAGCAAATCGCCACTGACATTTCCGGTGTCCTGTCTTCTGCTCTGAAGGACATCAAGGAACGGCTGAAGGCTGTCAACTGGTCCGAGGCTTGGGAGGGGGTGAAGAACTTCTCCCGTTCGATCCAGGCCGCTGTTGACGCCGTCGGAGGTTGGGGTAACGCGCTGATTATCCTAGCGGTCATCATGAACGCCCAAACCATCGTGGCGATTTTCGAATTGATGGGCGCTGTCGGAAGGCTGGGTATCGCCTTGGTTTCGTTCGGTGCACGGGCTGTAATGGCGCTGGTTCCCATGCTGGTGTCGTTCGGCGCCGCCATGGTCCCCGTCATCGCCGCCACTTGGGCCTTCACGGTCGCGCTGCTGGCCAATCCCATCACCTGGATCGTGCTGGGCATCACGGCCGCTATCGCGGCAGTTATCGCGCTGGCGGCGGGTGTCGCCTGGGCGGTCACCCATTGGGATGAGTTCAGCGCCAAGATGAAAGAGGTCGGCGCCGCCATCACCGGCGCCTTCGGTACCGCTCTCGACTGGGCTGGCGAGAAGTTGCGGGCCTTTTACGAAGGTGCCTTGAAAATCTGGTCCGATATCAAGGGTATCTTTGACGGCAGCGCTTTTAGCGGGCCGAAGGATTGGCGCCCTGACTTCGGCATCGACAAGACCAAAGATGCAATTGCCACCGCCGCCGCCAACACCAACGTTCCAGCGGCGGCCAACAGCAATGTGCAGGCGGCGGTCGCGGCTGCTGGTGCCAGTGTCCCGCCGTCCTCCCTGGTGCCGCCGGCCGGACAGGCTGCCGCCGCGTCCACCAGCCCGGCCATTGCCATGGCCGCCGCTGGGAAGCCGCTGACGGGCGAAATCAAGGTCACCTTCGACAACGCCCCGCCCGGCATGCGTGTTTCCCAGGGACAGACCAACCAGCAGGGCGTCGCCCTTAACCCGACCGTAGGCTATCGCTCCATGGCGGTGGCCAGCTAGGAGGAAGACATGGCCACCTGGCGAGAGCGTAAGCAGCCGGCGTCGTGGCGTAGCGTCCCGTTCCATGTGGACAGCGACGAACTGTCCGGTGGCCGGCGCGGGCAGGTCCACGAATATCCGCAGCGGGACAAGCCCTATGTGGAGGACCTTGGGCGCAAGGCCCGGAAGTTCAGCATCACCGCCTTCCTGATCGGCCCGGACTACATGGACCGGCGGGATGCGCTGCTGAAGGAACTGGAAAAGGAAGGCCCCGGAACCCTTGTCCACCCGGAATATGGGTCCGTCACGGTCAGCCTTGACCCGGAATCCGACTTTCGGGTCAGCCATTCCCGCGAACAGGGCGGTTATTGCGCCGTCCAGATGGCGTTCGTGGAATCGGGCGAACTGGCCTTCCCCGCGTCGCGCATCGACACCGCCGCCGTGGCATGGAAGCGCGCCGATGATTTGGACGGCGTGGCCGCCGACGATTTCGGGAAGAAGTTCAGTCTGGACGGCTGGCCCGACTTCATCGCCGACGGGGCGCTGTCCGACATCAACGACGGCCTGGACGTCGCGGAACGGGTCCTGGCCATGCGCAACCTGGATGTGATGTCCGCGTTGCGCTCCCAGCTGTCCGGTCTGATCCGCGACCCCATGGCCCTGGCCGGTCGTGTCCAGGGGCTGTTCCAGTCCTTCGGCAGCGATGACGGAGGCGGCAGCAGCTTGTCGCTGGCCAGCGCCGCCACCTTCCAGCCGTCGCGGGCGCTGGTTGCGAACACGCCGTCCCGACAACAGGAAGCCGCCAATCAAGCGGCCATCGGGTCGCTGTTCCGCCGTGCCGCCCTGGCCCAGGCCAGCCGGGCGGCATCGGCGGCGACCTGGACGGTGCGCGACGACGCCATGTCGGCCCGCGACACGCTGGCTGCCGCCTACCGCGCGGAAGAGGACGTCACCGCGTCCGGCGGCGTCTTTTCGGCGCTGACGGCGTCCCGCCTCGCCACGGTGCAGGACATCGGCCAGCGCGCGAAGCCCCTGCCCCAGCTGCGCACAATCACGCCGCCGGGCCCGGTCCCGGCGCTGGTGCTGTCTTACGACCTTTACGAAACCACCGGCCGCGAAGCGGACATCGTCGCCCGCAATCGCATCGCCCATCCCGGCTTCGTCCCGCGTGAAACCCTGCTGGTGACCACCAGCTAAGGACAGTGCCGGGGCGTCCAATGGAACCCCGGACATGAATGACGCCAACACCGTATGGCTGAAGGTCAACGGCGCCGATTATGGTGGCTGGAAGCGCGTGTCCATCACCGCAGGCCTGGACCGGCAGGCCCGCGACTTCGAACTGGAAGTCACCAGCCGCTGGCCCGGACAGTCCGATATCCAGCGCAGGGTTGCGCCGTTCGACACCTGTCAGGTGATGATCGGGTCCGACCTTGTCCTGACCGGCTTCGTGGACGCGACGCCCATCCGCTATGACCGCGCCACCCTGTCGGTGGGCGTGAAGGGGCGGTCGAAGACGGCCGATCTGGTGGATTGCGCGGCCATAAACGAACCCGGCCAATGGACCGGGCGCCGGGTGGAAGACATCATCCGCGACATGGCGTCGCCCTATGGAATCGGCGTGGTGGTGGAGGCCGACACCGGCGACGTGGTGTCCACCCACCAGATCGAACAGGGCGAAACGGTCTTCGAAGGCATCGACCGTCTGATCAGCGTCCGCGCGCTGCTGTCCACCGACGACGCCAAGGGCCGCCTGGTGCTGACCCGCACGGGCAAACTGAAGGCGGCGACACCGCTTGTCTTCGGTGAAAACATTCTGGCCTGTGACGCGCCGCTGGACTGCAAGGACCGCTTTTCACAGTACGTGGTCAAGGGTCAGGCCATCGGCACCGACGCCAACTTCGCGGGCGCCTTGTCCGTGCTGGCGTCGGCAGCAGACCATGGCGTCCCGCGCCGCCGGGTGATGGTCAAGAAACAGTCCGGCGACGCCGCCGACAAATACGCCCGCCTGGAAGCACGGTGGGAGGCGGCCAGCCGGTCGGGCAAGAGCCATAAGACCACTTACACCGTACAGGGCTGGCGACAGGCCGACGGGGCGCTGTGGCTGCCCAACATGCTGGTGCGCGTCCACGACCCCATCGTCGGCTACGACACCGACATGCTGATCGGCGAAGTCGTCTACAGCCTGGACGACCAGGGAACCCTGTGCCGCCTGACCGTGGCGCCGCCCGGTGCCTGGGAACTGAAGCCGGAAGCCCCTGACCAGAAGGCGCAGCTGACCAAGCCGGGCGAAACCCTGGTCGATTTCTCAAAGGCGAAGACATGATCGAACGGGCAATCTCCGTGGCGTTGCGACCGCTGGCGCGGCGCATCGAGAACATGCTTGCCCGCGCCGTGGTCACGGCAGTGGAGAACGGCAATTTGCAGATTTTGCAAATGAACATCCTGGCCGGTGAAACCAAGGACGGCGTGCAGCATTTCGAACCGGCTGGTTTCACCTCGCACCCCCTGGCCGATGCGGAGGCGCTGGTCGTCTTTCCCGACGGCGTCCGCACCCACGGAATCGCCGTTGTGGTCACCGACCGCCGCCATCGACCGACCGATCTGCAGCCAGGTGAAGCGGCGCTGTTCTGTCACGCCGACGGCAAGGCCCAGGTTCGGGTGGAACTGGACGGCACCGTCCGCGTCATCGGCCCCACCAAGGTGCGGGTGGAGGGCAAGGACATCGAGTTCCATGCCAGCCAATCCTGGTCGTGGGACGTGGACGGATACGGCCAGCGCCTGACCAGCCTGGGGGGCGGTCAGTACCAGATGCACACCTGGCAGCAGGGCGCCGTCATGGCTGCGCCGATCATCGACCCCATCAAGCCACCGGAAGGCCCCTGATCCATGACCGCCATCGCCTTGGAAATGTCCATCCTGGTGGACGGGGTGGACGTGTCGCTGCTGCCGACGTCGTGGGACAAGCTGACCCGCGCCGTCGTCAATTCCCTGTTCACCTGGCGGCGGGCACGTCCCGACGACAAGCTGCCGGAAGGGGCCAGCCGCATGGGCTGGTGGGGCGACAGCATCCCGACGGTGGTCAACGACCGCTTCGGGTCGCGCCTGTGGCTGCTGCGCCGCGTGGCGCTGTCGCAACAGACCATCAACCTGGCGCGCGAATACGCCGAGGAAGCCCTGGATTGGCTGGTGGAAGACGGTGTTTGCGTGCGCGTCGCCGTCGCCCCTGAACGGGTCGGCAAGTCCGGCCTGTTGCTGCGCGTCTTCGCCTACCAGTCGGACGGCAGCGTCCGCGAACTGACCTTCTCCGACATCTGGGGGATCATCAATGGCTGATATCGGCTGGGTCCGGCAGTCGCTGGCCGAACTTGTCCAGCAGCTGCGCACCGATCTGCTGACGTCGCTGTCGCAGGATGAAGTCCTGCGCCGTGACGACCTGGAAGTACAGGCCCGCGTCCAGGCGGCGGCGTGGCATACGGTGAACGGGTTCATTGAATTCCTGGCCCTGGAAATCCTGCCCGACACCGCGACCGCGTGGCTGGAGCGCCACGGCAATTGGCGCAAGGTGTTCCGCAAGCAGCCGACCCAGGCCACGGGTCCGGCCACCATGCTGGCCACCACCGGCGGGGTTTTCCCCGCCGACACGGTCATCCCCGACGGCACGCGCCTGCAGCGCGCCGGTGTCGGCGACTACGTCACCGTGGGCGATACGCCGGCCATCGGCAGTTCCGTGGTCGTCCAGGTCACGGCGGTCGATGCCGGAGCCGCTGGCAACGCCGTCGCGGGCACCAGGCTGTCGCTGGTCAGCCCCATTGCCGGTGTCCAGTCGGTGGTGACGTCAGGTGAACTGTCCGGCGGTGCCGACATCGAGGATATCGAGGTCTATCGCGCCCGCATCCGCGATTTCGACAGCAAGGACGTCAGCGGCGGCAACCCGGACGACTACGAAGGGTGGGTGAAGGAAACGCCAGGCGTCAATGTCGCCCAGGTGTGGGTATACCGCAACAGCCTGGGCGACGACTGCCACGGCATCACCTTCATCGTCGGCGACCGCGACGACTTCATCCCGACCGCTGAAGAGGTTGCAGCGGTTCAGGCCCATGTGGACGGCAAGCGTCCGGCGGGCGCCGAACCGTTCGTGTTCATGCCCATCGCGGTGCCGCAAGCCCACACCATCGACATCACCCCGGACACGCCGGCCATCCGTGCCGCCGTGGAAGCGGAACTGCGCGACTTCTACCGGCGCGAGGCGCAGCCGGCCGGAACCATTCGTGGCACCCGGCGCGAAGAGGCCATCAGCGTGGCCGCCGGTGAAGCCTGGCACCAGACCACCGCGCCCGTCGGCGACGTCGTGTTGACTGCCGGACATATCACGACCTTAGGGTCAATCATCTGGGTTTGACACCATGCGCGCCACCGCTGCCGATTATGAACTGCTACTGACGGAAGAAGCGCCGCAGGGCCTGCGCCCGCCCGGACCGGCCATGGCCGGTGACCCGGCCCTTCTAGCTGCGCTCGCACCCAGCTACGCCAGGGCCCACAGCAGGGCCATGGCCCTGCTGGATGAATCCGACCCCACCACCACCTTTCAGATGCTTGGGGATCATGAACGCGAATGGGGGCTGCCTAATCCATGTTCACAGGGTGTCGCCACCACCATGCAAGAGCGTCGCGCGGCACTGATCGATAAGCGCTGCGCGCGCGGTGGTGCGACGGTCGAATACCTTCAGGGTGTCGCCGCGCGCCTGGGATACAGCGTCACCATCACCGAATGGCGCCCTTTTGTCTTCGGGCTGTCACGCTTCGGAGAGGCGGCATTCAATGGGCCGCATGCTATCCGCCGCCTGCTGACCGTCACCATCCACGGGCCACGCGTGACCCTGTTCCGCTTTGGCGAAAACGCCTTCGGCGACCCCCTGGGAAAAATAACCGTGGCAGAAGACCTGGTCTGCCGCCTGAAGAAGGTGGCGCAAGCCCACATCGACATCCGCTTCATCTACGAGGGAGCCTGATCTATGCGTCGCGTTGGACCCATCACCGGCCTGACCGGCACCGGCGTTACCTACGCCGCCGACGGCACGGCCTATGTTGACGTGAACCCCGGCGCCGGGACGCCCGGGTCTACGCCCGGCGCAAAGCTGGCCACCATCTTGCTGGAGGAATTGACCCACCTGGTGGAACATGCCGGGCTGCTCCCGTCGGCCAATGACGCCGATCTGCAGCAGGTGCGCAAGGCCGTTGATGCGAAGATCGCGGCGGCAATTGCCGCCTACACCCCGCCGGCGGTCTACCCCGGCTTCGACATCCCCTTCCTGGCCGGTTACGATTCCACCATGGCCGGGCAAGATTTGGCGGTGCAGGCCTATGGTCGCGTCGTGCTGGCCCGCGCCATCACCATTCAAGGGTTGGTGGCAGAACTACTGGTGGCAGCCACCGGCGCCGCCCTGATCTTCGACATCACCAAGAACGGAACCAGCATCTGGACGGTCAAGCCGCAATTCGCCGCCGGCAGCACCGCGCTGACCGCCGGCACGCTGAACGCGACGAAGGTCAATTGCGTCGCGGGAGACGTGCTGGGGTTTTCGATTACGCAGGTGGGCAGCACGATCAAGGGCCAGAAGCTGGCTGTCACCGTCAAGGGTGCGGAGGCATAGCCATGCTGTTCGCCTCGAACCTTCAAACCGGACCGTCCGAGCAGGTCTATCTGATCGACAAGTCTTGCCGTTTCCGGTCCGCTGGGTCCACGTACATGCAGCGCACCCCCGCAAGCAATGGCAATCTCAAAAAATTCACCATGTCGCTGTGGGCCAAGCGGGCCTCCATCTCCGCCAGTCTTTGCGACATTTTCGGCGTGATTGACGACCCGAACTATGACCGTCTCTGCTTCTCGAATAACGCTGTTACGCTCGGGCATGGCGCGAGTACGTCCTCGGCCTACACTGTGAGCACGATCACGGACATCACCACCTGGCACCACATTCACGTGTCTGTTGATACCGACCAGCCGGTGGCGTCGGATCGCGTAAAGATCACCATCGACGGCGTGTTGCAATCGCTGTCCGGGTCCTACCCCGCACAGGGTGCGCTTTACGCCATCAATTCGACAGCGACCCAGGCAATTGGGCGCCTTGGCACATACAACGGCGAGTATTTCGACGGCTGGCTGTCCGACTTTTATGTGATCGACGGGCAGGCGTTGCCAGCCGCCTCGTTCGGCAAATTCCGGGGCAGCCGCTGGGTGCCGATCCTCTACAAAGGCGCCTTCGGGACCAACGGCTTCTTTTTGCGGTTTTCCGCCGCTGCCGCGCTGGGGAATGACGCCAACGGCGTCAACAACTGGACCCCGGCCAACATCCTGTCCACCGATCAATCGACCGACACGCCGACCAACCCGGCGTGATGGAGGGGAGCATGCGCTACATCGATATCACCGACGGCCAGCCGAGCGGCCTGCCGTATCCGCAGCCGACCACCGTGCCGATGACCGATGCCGCTGGCGGCAGCACCTATGTGGGTTCCGCCCATTGGGCGCCGGCCGATTTCCTGCCCTACGGCAAGGTCCCGGTCGAGGGGGCTGCCGATCCTGCGGTGGAGATCGAAACCGGGTACGCCCTCGACCCCGAGGCCGGCGTCGCCCGCCCGGTCATCCAGGCCCGCCCGCGGGCCGATGTCGAGGCCGAGGCCATCGCCGCCATCAAGGCCGAGGCCGACCGGCTGATCTCGGGCAGCGGGCACGACGCCTATGCCGCGCGCAAGGTGTCCACCGGCAAGGACATGCCGGCTTGGGTCCTCGCCTATGCCGAGGCGGTGAGGGCCTCCAGCAACGACGCCGAGGCCGCCGTCATCCGCTGCAGCGACGTGTACGCCATCCGCGACCTGCCGCCGCCTGCTTGGCCGGCACTTGATCGGTAACGGAAGGTTCACAGGGTGACAACTTGACCGAGATTCTGAACTGGGTTCCGTCCGATTGGCGCGGGCCAATGCTTCTGGCTGCCCTGGGGGTAGCCGTCGCCATGCTGTGGCCGTTCCGGCGCCGGCTGGGGGAGGCCGCCGTCAGCAAGCTGGTGGGAGGAGTCTCGCCGCTTCCGCCGGCCGAACCGGCGCCCTGCGCCCCGTGTGCGCCTGCTGCGCCGGATGAGGGCGAAAGGGTGGATAACCGCCTATGGCGGGAAATCGACCTGATGGCGTCCGGTCTGCCATGGCCGATCATCGGCATCGACCGCAAGCATCGGGTGGTGGTCTATAACCGCCCCGCCGAGGCGCTGACCGGCCACCCGTGGAACGCCGCCCATGGTGCCGACGTCGGCCATCTGCTGCAGGACACCGATGCGGCGGTGCTGCGCCGCGACCTGGACGATTATCTGCATGGTCGCCATAGCGGCGACGACGCCCTGCGCATGGTCGCCGAACGGCGCATCCTGCATGTCGAGCGTCCCGGCGGCGACGTCATCAGCACCGAAGCCATCATCACCGATTTCGGCAACGGCCATGGCGGCTGGCAGATCGCCCTGACCCAGCTGCAGTTGGAACCGTCCTGATGCTGGCCGCCGGGTCACGTCGAAGACGTGCAAAGCACGACGATGGTTACCGGCCGGCGTCGCTCCACTTCGCAGCCTTCCATCCTGAAACGGGCTGCCGTCTGACCACGGACGGCAGCCCTCTTTCTGTCGGCCAAGCCTTGAACATCATCGAGGTTCTGACCGGCTTCGTTCGTCACTCCGTCACGAAAGGGGCCTTCATCATGCCCACCCCTGCGCCGCTTCCGCGCGGCATCCGCAACCACAATCCCGGCAACATCGACCGCAACACCACCCGGTGGGATGGAATGGCGGCCGACCAGTCCGACCCGCGCTTCGTCGTCTTCTCGGCGCCGGAATACGGCATCCGTGCCCTGGCCAAGGTGCTGCTGACCTATCAGCGCAAGCACGGGCTGAACACGGTGGCCGCCATCGTCGGCCGCTGGGCGCCGCCCAACGAGAACGACACCGCCGCCTATGCCGACCATGTCGCGGCCAAGCTGGGCGTCGGCATCGACGTTCCCATCCGCCTGGACGACCCGCCGGTGCTGGCCAAGCTGGTGGCGGCCATCATCGCCCACGAAAACGCCAACTACGCCTATCCCGACGACGTTATCCGGGCCGGCATTGACCTTGCCCTGGGCAAGACTGTGGAGGTCTGACATGCATATCGTCGTCGCCATCTTCGTGCTGATCGTCGGCCTGCTGGCCGGCGGCTTCGGCATCCTGGCCGCCGCCGACCCGGAAGGGCGCGGCGGGAAGTTCCTGCTGCTGATTCCTGGCGGCGGATTGGCCGCCCTGGGAGCGGTCGTCTATCTCGGCTGGGTGGGTATGCGCGCGCTGATCGGGGGCTGACATGGATCTGCTGGATTTCCTCGGCGCCGGTGAGGCCGCCAGCAAGGCGGTCGCCGCGCCCATCGAAGCCATCGGCAACGCCTTCGACAAGCTGTTCACCAGTGACGAAGAGCGGGCGCAGGCGCAGGCGGTGCTGGAAAAGCTGCGCCAGCACCCCGACGAACTGCAGGTCGAACTGAACAAGATCGAGGCCGCCAGTTCGTCGGTGTTCGTCGCCGGGTGGCGTCCGGCCATCGGCTGGGTCTGCGCCGCCTCGCTGGCGGTCTACTACATCCCGCGCTTCACCATGGGCACGGTGCTGTGGTGCATCGCCGCCTGGGGCCAGCAATCCCTGCCTCCCCTGCCCGAAATGGGCATCGGCGACATCCTGGGTCTGGTGGGATCGCTGCTGGGCATGTCCTGGCTGCGCACCGCCGAGAAGAAGGCGGGGGTGGCACGATGACCGACATCATCGCGCAGCTGCCCATCGTCGCCCTGTTCCTGCTGGCCGGGGCGGTGTGGCGCTTCCTGGACGGTATGTCGAGCGACACCACCGGCCTGCCCCCCTGGGCCCGGAACGCCGGCACTATCGCCATCGCCCTGGGCGCCGCCTGGTGGGGCGGCATAGGCTGGTGGTCCCTGTGGGCCGGAGGCTGTGCCGCCGCGTCCGTCATCATCGGCTGCACCAGGTGGAGTGATTGGACGTGGCAGGCCATCCGCTTCGGCGGCATGGCCGCCATCGCAGTGCTGCCGCTAGGCGTGGCCGGATGGCCCTACGTCCTGGCCTGCACCATTGGCGGCCTGTCCTATCCGGCGCTGATGCGCGTCGGCCTGCACTTGCCGCGCTGGTGGTGGTTCGACGGCTGGGAAGCCTATGCCCGTCTGCCCCTGGGGGCGGCGGTGCTGGGTGGTCTGGCTGTGCTTTAGCTTCGCCCGCCTCTCCCTCACGGGAGGGGCGGGCCTTTTTTCGTTTGTGGGCTGGTCCACCTGGCCGGCGCATCCCATGGCCATGTGACCCCAGGAGTGGCGCCAACGACGAAGGCAAAGCCTTCCGCTTCCAGCGTCGCCTGCAACGCCCGGACAGTGTCGCGCCGGCTGTCGGCACCGCCTTCGAACTTGGTGATGGTGGTGAACGATATGCGCGACGTCGGGAAGCGCGCCTGGACGGCGGCTGCAAGGTCGCGCACGCCCCATCCCCTGACGGCGCGCGCCGCCCTGATCTGTTCCCTGGTGGCCAGTGTGGGGACGTCCATGGTGCGCCTTTCTCGCCTGCCGGCGTTTGTGACTGCGTTTGTGGAAACGCTTCACAACCCCGCGCAATTCTCCGTATGTTCTCGTTACGGAATTGTGTTAAATCAACAGGTTAGAAAACGCAACCCGGTTTCCTAAACCGTGGGTCAGGGGTTCGAATCCCTTCCGGGACGCCATTCTCACAAGATAAACCTGCTCTACCGCTAAGACGCGGCCTTGGACATCCCAAGGTTCTGCGCGGTGTTCGCATGTCTGCCTGCTGACACGGGCTTCGAGCAATTCGGCTGAATTCTCTCTCCGTGGCGCGTTTCTCTCCAGACCTGTTGACACGCAGCTCTGTATCAACAGCTTGCCAAGCAATTGTATTTCCATTAAGTCCCGCAGGACACTGCGCCGTGTGGTTTTCCGATTTTCGTGGAGGACCGGGCGATTCCGGGATCGGAATCTTTTCTACGTAACAACAGGCAGCGCCTCGTACAAGATATGGTGCGGGTTGCGGCCTTGTCGATATGGGCTCTTCGAGCGACATGACTTGGAAGACGAGTGGGGTCGTCCCTATTCCGCTCTTGGGCCCAATCCATCGTTGCCACGGCCCAATGCGTTGATACCTCAGCATGTTCCTGTTATGATCCCGGCCATCACCCATCAGGGATCTCCATGCACAGCAACACTAAGCCCAAGCTCTACACCGTCACCGTGATCGATGGTGGGGGAAAAGCACTCAGTACCAGCGGCAAGATGCGGCTCGAACCCGCCGTCGAAGATTTCGAGACCAAGAAGCGCCAGCATCCGACCCTGCGGGTGGTCTGCCGTGACGTCTACGACAACCTGGTCCCCGACCCTCGGGCATTGCTCGAAAAGCAAGCCCAGAAGCCAGCCCAGCCATCATCGCGGTCCACGCCTACGGCGGAGGATTTCAACAGGCGGTACGCTGAGGAGCGGAAGTTGGAGCGCATGTTGGCTCAGCAGGTCGGGGACGCCACGGTCGCCGAGGTCGAGATCCACGACCGCAAGGGCAAACTCTACGGGATGGTGCCGTATCGCTGCCGTGGTGAATGGGACAGCGGCCCGAAGCTGGCCCGATCCATCAGCCTGAAGGTGGCGACGCCCGACGCCTCCCAGCGGACCCGTGCCGTCCGCGATGCTGCCAACCTGTTCGACGAGATCCCGGTCACTGCTCAGGCCAAAGCTTTCACCGTCGAGGCAGAGGTGGTTGATGGCTTGCTCCGCCAGGTTGCTTACATTGATCCGGCCGAAGTCTGGACTGCGCTGCGCGATGGCAGCTTCCGCCGCCGCTTCCCGCCATCCCGCCCCGAGGACCTGTCGACCAGAGACCTCGACATCTTTGAGAACGTCAGGAAATTCAGGAAGCTGAAGCCGGGTGGCGGACAAGAGCAAGAGGCCGAGGGGCTGATTACCGCTGGATTGTTGAGTATGGCTAATGGGGTTTGGCATCTGACCCAATTGGGCAGCGAATTCCAAAAAGCAGCCCAGGCGGCTCGCGGAGAATAATCGTAGACTGTGGCAGCCGATATGGTGGGAAGACGAGTGCGATGGAATTCAAGAGACGTACCCTGATGCAGATCGGTGACATGATCTGCGGCAACACTGTCCAGAACAAAAACTTCTTCCTCTATCGTAGCAGCAGTTACCTGACACAATTTTTTCAGGATTGCGACACAGACTATGAACATGATGGTTCCACCAGGAATTCCTGGGTAGCTGACACCATCGCCAAAATCCTTGAAGAACCAGAACCTGCCGCCAACATCCCTCCCGACACCTTTGCGCGCGTGATCCGCACCCTGATGGACCAAGCGGATGCCACGAACGAAGGCCCCGATAGACCAGGCGCGCTGGCCATGCTGAATTCCGCCCTGACCCGGGAGGGGTTCGAGGCCTTCTATGCCGAGGATCGGCAGTGCTACCTGCGTCACGTCGCCACCAACACCATCGCCGTCGCTTCGCCCAATCCGCACCGCCCGTTCTCCGCCGCCGAGCAGAAGCGCCGAGAGCAGTTGCAGGCATATCTCGACAAGGCATCGGAGGACGAACTGATCGAGGAGGTGCTGCTGCCGTTATTCCGCCAACTCGGTTTCCATCGGATCACCGCCGCCGGGCACAAGGACAAGGCGTTGGAATACGGCAAGGACATCTGGATGCGCTATACACTCCCGACCCAGCACATCCTGTATTTCGGACTCCAGGTCAAAAAGGGAAAGCTGGACGCAGCAGGCACGAGCAAAGCCGGGACCGCGAACGTCGCCGAGATCCACAATCAGGTGACCATGATGCTGGGCCACGAGATATTCGACCCCGAGACCAACCGGCGCGTTCTCGTGGATCATGCCTACATCGTGGCGGGTGGTGAAATCACCAAGGCAGCGAGGAATTGGCTCGGAAATAAGCTGGACGCGGCCAAGCGCAGCCAGATCATGTTTATGGACCGTGACGACATTTTGAACCTTTACGTGGTTACAAACCTGCCGCTCCCCAATGGGGCGTTGCCACCAAAGCCAGACCCGTTTGACGATGGGGCGATCCCGTTTTAGTCCCAGCGGAAATCATCTCGGGTCAGATAGCTGGGGCCGATGCCGACAGCGACGTGGAATGCGTGGGCTTCAGCCTTCGAACATTCGACGGGGAAGAATTGAGCCCCACTGTGCAGGAGCCAGATCGTCCGGGTAATGCCGTTGCTGAAATCGAGGAATGGCTTTGCCTCGAAACCCTTGCGCCACCGCCCGAGTCTGCCGGTTAGAAATTTGGCATGGGAGATCTCCCAACGGAAAGTCACTCTGGCCAGTGGCACTGGGTTCTCCGCTCCATGCGAGAAGCCCTTTGCCGCTTCCGTAAATTTGTAATCACGGGTCCAATCGTTCTCGCAGGCCAACACCTCCGGCCGACGCCCCGACAGCTTCCACATACGAAGAAAACTCGCTGGATCGCAGACAACCACCGCTCGGTCAGCGGACAAATCCTCGTCCAGCCGCATGTATACTGTCTCGCCGTTCCTGAGAGGGATCGGACAGACGTGACGATCCCCCATCACGGGGAACGTGCGGCGCTCGAAAAAGGCCAAGACGGCACCTCTGATGGAACAATACCCTGAAAAAATAGACTATCCAGCGGAAGGCCGCAGTGCTTTTCCTCCTGGGCGAGGTCTATGTCGATGCCTGACTCACGCGCCGAGGCCAACTTCCAGAAACATCCGCCGCTGCTCCGCCCATTCCACCGGGAACGGTTCCAGCAGCGCCCGCACGGTGAGCTTCTCGGGCTGCCGCCCGGCGAGTATCGCCTCGACGATGTCGGGGGCCAGCAAGGTCAGGCGGAGGACGCGGCTGGCGAAGGCGCGGTCGACGCGTTCGGCCTTGGCCAGTTCGTTGATGGAGGCGTGGCGCCCCGATTCCAGCAGGCGCCGCCAGCGGAAGGCACGGGCCAGCGAGCGGACGATGGGGCTATCGACGGAAACGCGGGTCTCGGGATTGTACAGGCTGCCATCGGGCAGAACGATGCGCTTGCGACCGCCGATGCGGCGGAAGGTCATGGGCACGAACACGGTGGTCATGCGGCGGCCCTCCGTCCCTTGGCCGGTTTCAGTTCTCCGGCAAGCTGGGCCAGCCCCTCGGTGCGGAGGGCGATGTGGACACCGTCGGTGGAGAGATCGACGCGCTCAACCAGAAGCTGGACGATGCGGGTCTGCTCGGCGGGGAACAGTTCGTCCCACAGGGGATCAAGCTGGCCCAGGGCTGCAGCTACCTCCTTCTCCGTCATGGCCTCGCCCTCGGCACGGACGCTTTTCCAGGTACGGGCCACCATCTCCGGGGTGCGCAGCAGCGAGCGCAACTGGTCGATCACCGCGTTCTCGACCTGCGCGGCAGGGACGCGGCCGACCGGGCAGGCCTCGGGGCCTTCCTTGATGATGCTGGTGGTCACATAATAGCGGTACAGCCGCCCGTTCTTGCGGGTGTGGGTCGGCGTCATCGCCCGACCGCCGGGGGCGAAGATCAGCCCCTTCAGCAGGGCCGGAGTCTGCACCCGCGTGCGGTTGGCGCGGACACGGGGGGAAACCTCGGTGATGGAGCGGACCTTGTCCCACAGGGTCTGATCGATGATCGGCTGGTGTTCGCCATCGTAGGCCACGCCCTTGTGGACCGCCTTGCCGATATAGAGCGGATTGGCCAGCATCTTGTAGAGGCCGCCCTTGTCCAGTTTCTTGCCGCGGCGAGTGACGCCCTCGGCGGCCAGTTCCCGCACCAGCATGGTGGCGGAGCCGAGGCGGACGAAACGTTCGAAGATCATGCGGACGATGGCGGCTTCTTCCTCCACCACCAGCAGCTTGCGGTCGGCGCAGCGGTAGCCGAACGGCAGTGGCCCGCCCATCCAAATTCCCTTGCGCCGCGAGGCGGCCACCTTGTCGCGGACACGTTCGCCGATCACCTCGCGTTCGAATTGGGCGAAGGACAGCAGGATGTTCAGCGTCAGCCGCCCCATGCTGGTGGTGGTGTTGAACGACTGGGTGATGCTGACGAAGGTGACGTCGTTGCGGTCGAACACCTCGACCAGCTTGGAAAAATCCATCAGCGAGCGCGACAGACGGTCGATCTTGTAGACCACCACCACATCGACCAGGCCGGCCTCGATGTCGGCCAGCAGACGCCTCAGGCCAGGACGTTCCAGGGTACCGCCGGAAAAGCCGCCATCGTCGTAATGGGTCGGTACCAGCACCCAGCCTTCTGCCTTCTGGCTGGTGACGTAGGCTTCGCAGGATTCCCGCTGGGCATCCAGCGAGTTGAACTCCATCTCCAGCCCTTCCTCGGTGGACTTGCGGGTATAGACGGCGCAGCGCAGCTTGCGGATCGGCTTGGGCGCGGCGGTCTTCATGCCCCCTTCCTCCAGTTCTTGAGGCCGAAGAAGGCCAAGCCGTTCCAGCGGGTGCCGGTGATAGCGCGAGCCACCGCCGACAGAGACTGGTAGGGGCGGCCCTGGTATTCGAAGCCGTCCTCGCGGACGGTGACGCAATGCTCGACGCCCTTCCATTCGCGCACCAGCCTTGTGCCTGCGATGGGGCGATCCAGCTCCTTCTTGCGGCGTCCCTTGGTGGTGTCGAAATCCTCAGCCATGTTTTCGAGGCGGGCGATGGTGGTGACCGCCAGCCCGCCATAGGCCAGTTCCTGGAGGCGGTACGCCAGACGGCTTTCCAGAAAGGTGCGGTTGTAGGGCGGCGCATCAGCCTCGAACAGATCGCGCCACAGCGACTTCAGGTCGGGGATCGGCGCGGTCTTCAGGGCGGCCAAACGGGCCAGCAGGGGTTCCTCGGTCATGATTTTCTCCGTCGGTTGACGGGGACATGACCGCTCTGGCGGGCCGTATAGTCGAGGCAACTGTCTCTGGCGTCAGCAGATAAACGACTGGATTTACGCGCCCTTAGCCGGATCAGGCCGACGGCCAGGATGTCGGCGACCTCGTCGAGGCGCTCAGGCTGGGTCATGCGATCGGGATGGAGGGCGTTGTGCATTGCTGTGTCGACGATCTTGATGAGAGGCCGACAAGAAAACTAAGCGCGGAACAGTCGCTCCACAAAACAATTCATTCCGCCATCGTATCGGATGGAAAACAAAGGAAGCGGTGCGTGATCGTGCGAAAATCGCCCCAACCGCAGCGATGTCGATCGAGCCAAAATTCCGCGACGAACCGGATCGTCATCGGATTTCAAGCGCGTAACGCCACATCCAATAGATTGATATTCAATAATATTTTCGGCTAATTCATTTGTTGAAAATTTTGGTCTGGTCCGGGCAGGGGGAATTTGCCGAGGATAATGGCATTCACACCGACGGAGGCCATCGTGACGTTCCTTGATGCCATTCTCCCCCGCAAGAAGCCAGCTCCCCGGTATCCAGGTCCGGGGGCGGCAACGGCCCTGCTCAATGATATCCGGCCCTACGACCTCCAGACTCCTTATCGCTATCATCAGATCACTGCCGGTGCCGTTGCCTTGGCTGCATCTCAGGGACATATCGAGGTCGCGGTGCTGGCGGCAGCGGAGGAGTTCCGCGAGGCCCTGTGCAAGAAGACCGGCTGGCACCAGCCTCGAAGCTTTATCGACCTCGCCATGAAACTACCCGCACCGGAGCGGACGGATCGCACCATCGACCTCGGCTTTATCTGGCGTCTGTGCATGGTCAAGTATTTCGCCCATGTCTGGACCGAGCCGCCAACCCTGACCAAATTCAGGGACGATGTGGCCACCGTACAGCAGGCGGCCTTGTATTGCCCGGAGGTGCTGCTGCCCCTGCTGTGCCGGATGTCAGAGAAGTACGACGAGGGCCTGTGGATCGTCGGCGAGCACTACCAGAGTTGGCAGGGCCTGTTTCCCAGGATGTTCTGGTCTTGGGAAAAGTTGCTGCCCGAGGATTGGGACGGCTCACCGGACTGGCGGCCGTCACAGGAGGTCCGGACGGATGTGGACTTCGATTGCATGCACATCCTCCATGAAATTGAGCTTCATCAGCAGGTGACTTCCAACCGTGGCAACACGGGCAATGCCCTGCTGGCCAAGGTCGTCAGCGAGTGTTGGCATCAATGGCGGTGGTGCGGTCGCGGCGACCCGACCGCACGCGGCCAGTTCCGGCATTTCCAGAGATTCGTCGAGGACTGCATGGATCTCCTGGCTCCACGAGGTACGCCCAAGGGCTCCCGTAACACCATTCATGAGTATGTGAAGAGCCTCGTTGAAGAAGACGAGACCGGCCGGGCTCCCTGGCTCTCGGGCGAAGAGACCATTCCGGGAGGAAAGCGGGCTGATTTGGTGCGAGGGCATAACAAAAGCTACTTTCCCCGGCGGCGAAAGTACTTCTGGCCGATTCTTCGCATCCGGTTGAAGGCTTACTGGAACCTAATCCGGGGTTACCCCGCGTCATGGGATAACCACGACCGGATCATGTGACGGGAGGCCCCTATGCCCAGCTTACACCTCGCGCGCGAACCAGCGGATGCGCCCGACGATGTTGATTTCATCGCAGGTGCAGTCGTAGGGGGAATAGAAGGAGTTGTCGGAGATGATCCGCACGCGCGGCGGCTCGCTGTTGGCGATGTGCTCCAGCCGCTTGGCCACCAGTCCCATGCCGTCGTAGAGGACGAAGATCCCCGGCGGGGTCGGCGAGCGCCGGCTGAGATCCACCAGGACGATGTCGCCGCTGCGCAGGGTGGGGATCATGCTGTCGCCCTCCACATGCATGATGCGGAGATTGGCCGGGTCGGCGCGAAGGCTGTGCTTGATCCAGGATTTCTGGAAATGGTAGGGCCGCCCGTGGGGCACCAGATCATCGACTATCGCGCCGCCGCCCATGGCCGGCTTCACCGTGACAGAAGCGATGGCGACGAAGGCGTCGTCGGGATCGTCCAGGATGGGAGACTCGCCCTCCACATCGCCCATGCCGTGGAGCAGCCAGTTGCGCTCCACCTTCAGCACCCTGGCGACCAGATCCAGCCGCTCCAGGTTGGGGTTCTCCGAGCGCCCCCGCATGATGTCGTAGAGGAAGGAGCGGTTGACTTCGGCCAGTTCCGCCACCTGCCCGGCATGGAGACCAAGCTGTCGGATTCTGGCCCGGAGTCGTTCGGCCAAGGTGCTGCGCATGCGGCCCGCCTACTGATTCAGGATGGGTGGATTAAATAGGATTGATTAGGGATGGTCAAGGGAATAGAACATAACAAGATCATTGACAGGCTGGGGCGCCAATCCATGGCCCTTATCGACAAGGAATATTTCACTCTCGAAGAAATTGAAGAACGGTGGCGGATGCCCCACCGGGACTTGGCCTACCTTGCCGAGAATGGATTACTTCGCTTGTCTATTCGCCTGTTTGGCGCATCACTCGAAATCGGCTGCTACGAAGAGATGGGAAACGGCGAGATGGGGTCGATGGCGCTTGAGCACATCTGCTTCACCGGGTTCCGGGATCTGGGCGAGCAAGACCTGTTCCGGCTGTTCCGGGACGGAATGGTTGAGGTGCTGCATTTCGCCACCCCGGCCAACCACTATTGCCGCATGGCCGATCCTGGCGAGCGTGTTCCGGTCCGGCTGGTGGATGTGGTGGTCCGGCGTGAGGAGCGCGACCGGGTCGAGGCGATGCACGGCCTGGTGCGGGGAGAGCGACGATCCGGCCAGCCGGTGTTTCATCAGACCGACGACTACACCGAGATTCGGTTGGGCGATCTGGCCTTCTCGCTCGGCCCCATGCAGGCCAAGATCGTGAGGGTGCTGCATCAGGCAGCCCTGACCGGCGATCACTGGTGCGTCGGCAAGGCGGCGCTTCGTCAGGCAGGATCGGGTTGCACCCGCCTGTCAGACGCCTTCAAGTCGCAACCGAACTGGCGCCGCCTGATCGAATCCGATGGCAAGGGACGCTACCGCCTGCGATTGCCGTCCTTTCCCTGATCCCCCATCTGGGCCCCTTATGGCTCAACGGGTCGAGCGCCCCCTGGGGGATCACCATCCCCCCGCCATCCCCCTGACCATCCCCTAGATTCACGACTTTCATCCCCTTACGATCCCCCTGCGGTCCTGACGACAGGGCTGCCGGTGATCCGTCATCTTTCCCTCAGCCAATAGCGATGGAGAGAGGGATGACCATCCGACACCTGAACCAGATCCAACTGGCCCGACGCTGGAACATCAGCCACCGCACCCTGGAACGGTGGCGCTGGCTGGGCCAAGGTATGCCGCCGCGACGTCTCGGCCTTCTGGAAGCGCCAGCCCTTCGACCTTGGTCTGCCCGACAACAACGGCAAGACGCCCCTGGGCAATTGCGACCTGTGTTTCATGAAGGGCGCGGCCACCATCAAGGGGATCATGCGCCTGTTCCCCGAACGGGCCAGATGGTGGATCGACATGGAGCGCAACGCCCCGGCGCTCGGCACCTTGACCAAGCCGGAGATGGCGCTATTCCGCGCCGACCGGCCCAGTTATCGCGAATTGCTCAATTTCGTCCGCCGCCAGCGGGATTTCGAGGGCGGTCCATCCGATGACTGCCTGCCCTGCGACTGCACGGACTGACCATGACCCATCCGCTTCCCGACACGGTCGAGGCTTGGC